CTGCCTGTAGCTCCGAATCTGGTCGTACCCAACCTCTCAGACGATGGAGTCAAGTCATTTGAGGTGCCAGGAAAGCAGGTCCCAAGAGTCACCGTGGGTTCTGACGTTATTCTGCACATTCCTGGAATGGGGTATGACGGACGCAAAGGGTGGAGTCCTATTGGCATGTGTCGCCAAAGCCTCTCTGTGGGGATGGCGGCAGAGGAGTTTTCAGCTCGATTCTTCGGGAATGGTTCTCATCTAGGGGGATTGGTAACTGCTGAGGGTGAGGTCACGCCTGAACAGGCTCAGGAAGCCAAGAAGCATTGGCGAGAGAATACGGCTGGTCTGGCAAAGGCCCATGAGGTCGCCGTACTCCAAAAAGGCTTCAAATACCAAGCCCTTGGTATTCCACCCAGGGATGCACAGCTCATTGAGTCCCGCCAGTTCTCCGTACAGGAAATCGCACGCCTATTTGGAGTAGCAAACTGGATGCTGAATGAGGCAGCCGGGTCTACGTCCTGGGGTAGCGGACTGGCAGAGCAGACCAAGGGATTGCTTACGTTCACCCTCCAATCCTGGCTCTCTAGGATCGAAGATCGACTTACTGCGGAATTGATGCCGCCTGATAGCTATGTGGAGTTTACCAGAGCTGGGTTGCTTCACACTACGACCAAGGAGAGGTATGACTCCTACCATGTGGCTATCCTCGCAGGGTTCATGACCCCTAATGAGTGTCGGGCATTAGAAAATCTGCCTTCTTTGCAAGAACCTGATGCAGACCTGCTTGCTGCTCCGAAAGCGAGGCCTCGTGCTACATAGGTCGTTTGATGTAGAAGACATTGGTGTCTACGATCATGGGAAGAAGTTTCATGGACGAGCAATCGTGTTCGACCATCCTGCACGTATGTCAATAGGAGGCCAGACTGTCACCGAGTCGATTGCCCCTATAGCATTTCGATCTTCACTGCTCTCACGCACTCCGGTACTGCTGCATGAGCACCAAGCATCAAAGCTCCTTGCCCGTAAGTCCGTCAACGTCACTCAGAGCAACGATGCACTAGACGTTGACGCTGAGTTTGTAGACACGGAGAATGCTAGAGAGGTAGCGGCACTCATCCGGGCCGAGGAGATTACCTCTATGTCATTCGGCTTTCAACCAACACCAAATGGCTTCAAGTGGGAGCGACGTTCTACAGGACCCCATCGCACACTTCAAGAGGGTGAACTTTTTGAACTTTCTACTGTAGTGATGCCCGTTTACTCTAATACAAGTGCTACACTGAGATCATGGGACACGATTCCAGATGGGCTGGAAAGTCAGAAGGCTGGTAGGGATGCAGTCCGGTGGCAGCGATTGCTGTCTACTATCGTCAAAGGATAAAGGGGAATAGTGATGCCTGAACTACTAGAGCGCCGGAATCGTGCTGGTCAGGAAGCTCGTTCCATCTTGGAGGGTGCAGCCCCAGAGGGCATGACCACTGAGCAGGAGCAGTCTTTCGATAGGGCGATGGAGGACTTCGACCGCTTGGACGGGCAACTGACCCGTTCGCAGCGCTTGGACGATCTCATGGATGCCCATATGCCTACTCCTGTGGGCACAACTCAAGATGCTCCTGTGGAGCAGACCATGCAGCACCGGGCCTTTGAGAACTTCATTCGCTATGGCGAGATGTCCGGGCACCTGGAGCGTTCTAACGATGAGACTCGGGCACAGGGAGTTTCTAGCAATGCTGCTGGTGGGTTCCTGGTACCGGATGAGTTCAGGGCCAGCATCATCAAGGCCACCAAGACCTTTGGTGGGACGCGTGCTCACGCCAATGTCATCACCACTGCCACTGGAACGGACCTGACCTACCCCACCCTGGATGACACCGGCAACACCGGAGCCATGATCGGGGAGAACACCGCCGTCACCGAGCTGGATGTCACTGTGGGCAACAAGATCCTGAAGGCTTACAAGTGGACCTCCCGTATGGTCCGTGTCTCCAACGAGCTGCTCCAGGACAACCGCTACAACCTGGAGAGCGAGCTTGGCACGCTGCTAGGGGAGCGCATCGGTAGGGCACAGGCTCCCTACTGGCTCACTGGCGCAGGGATCAACGAGCCAGAGGGACTCCTCACCAACGTAACCGCTGGTGCCACTCTGGCCGCTGGTAGCACTGTCGGGTTTGCAGATGCCAATTCCGCCCAGGATGCTCTCATTGATATGGAGTTTGCTATCGACCAGAGCTATCTGTCCAACGCTTCATACGGCATGAATCGGACTACGCTATCTCGGGTCCGTAAGATTCGTGATGCAGATGGACGTTCAATTTGGCAGCAGTCATTTGCGGCAGGTGCCCCCAGTACCATCAATGGCTACCCGGTATGGACGGACCCTGCATTCCCGTCCTTTGGTGTTAGCCAGAAGATCGCTGTGTTCGGGGATATCCGCCAGGCGTACATCATCCGTGACGTAGCCGGGGTGACCGTGAGACGACTGGGTGAGCGTTACGCTGAGTTCGACCAGACTGCCTTCCTCGGATTTGCGAGGGCTGATGCTCAGGTCCAGAACCCAGCGGCATACGTCAGCCTCGTCAGCAGTGCTACGTGATGGCTAATCCTCGACGTAAAGGAGATACTGATATGGCAATGGGAAATCATCCAAGCCAGCAGAGCATCATCGAGAACGAGGATGCGCCTCTTTCAGAGAAGCAGGGCTCTCAGCCAGCAAAGGATGAGGTGGCGATGGTGTCGCGTGCTCCTGATGGCTCAGACGCTCAGCCGAATCCCACGGTTCGTATTCTTGGACGGAAGGAGTCCAAGGCTGCCGACGAGGCTCAGCTAGCCATGATCGAGAAGGATTGATAATAAAATGTACGTCTCTGTAGCAGAGATAAAGGCGGCAATCGGTATCGCATCCACTGATGTGGCTGATGACCCAGCGATCACCCTTGCTATAGAGGCGGCATCCAGCTCCATTGACGATTGGTGTCATCGCTCGTTTGATCTCTCGGAACCGGTGACCAGGCTGTACCGGTACCAGGGATCACGGCTCAGTGTGGATGACATCGGCTCCCTGACGGGCCTGGCTCTTGCTGTAGATCCGTTCCTCAATGGGGTTTCATTCTATCTCGATCCGCCCAATGCTTTAGTAGATGGTAAGCCGTGGACCCACCTGTCTACAGATAGCGGCACTGCGATCCCGACTATCACTACATCGCTCAACGGTCCAAATGTGTCTGTGACGGCACGATTTGGCTGGCCAGCAGTACCAGCAGTGGTGAAACAGGCTGCACGTATCCAGGCCATGAGGTTCTACAAGCGCAAGGATGCACCATTCGGTATATCAGGCTCCCCTGATATGGGTGGGGAGATGCGTTTGCTATCTCAGCTAGACCCAGATGTGCAGGCTTTGGTAAGGCCACTCATCAAAGGCTGGTATGTATGTTAGACCAAATCTTCCAGGCATTGGGAGACAAGCTGGACGGGATATCTGGACTACGCGTATACCGCTACATTCCAGATCAGGTAGCTGTGCCAGCAGCCATCGTCCAGTGGCCGACCGATATCTATTACGATCAAACCTTCGGTGGCCTGGTCAAATATATGTTCAGGGTAATGGTGGTGGTAGGCACGGCTTCTGACAGAGCATCTACGCCTGCCCTAGCCTCCTACATAAATGCCACAGGTCCGACCTCGGTCAAAGAGGTATTGGAAGTGGATGACACTTTGGGTGACCTGGTGGATCACACCACTGTAGTAAAGGCATCTGGTGTAGGTAACTACTCCTTTGCTGGGACAGACTATTTAGGGTGTGTCTTTGATGTAGAAGTGGTAGCTTAGTAAAGAGCTGACTGGCCGACTAGCAAGGGGATTGGTATGAGTTTCGTACATGGAAAAAAGACCAAGGTGCTGCTGAATGCGATTGACATATCAGCATTCTTGGATTCGTTTACCTTTGGTGACCAGTCCATTGATGTCAACGAAACCACCACTTTCGGAGCTACCTACAAAACTTACCTGGCGGGGTACTCTGATGGCACGTCAGCGATGACGGGTAAGTACGACGGAGCAGCGTCTGCCATTGATTCGCAACTCAGTGCTCTCATCGGAGCCGATCCGGTCCCCCTCGTCTACCACCCCGAAGGCCTTGGTACGGGCAAGCCGACCAAGACCGTCCAGGTTGTGCTCACCAGCTACTCCACTTCGGCTCCCGTAGGTGACGTGGTGACCTTCAGTGCTGGCTTCCAGTTTAGCTCTGCGGTAGTCCGTACGGTTCAGGTATGAGCCCGCGCAGGAATACGTCAACTGTCAGAGTTGTGGTGCCTGGTAGGGGCCTGGTGGAAGTGCCAGCCGATGAGGTACCCGATAACGCCATTCTTGTTCAGGACGAAAACTTTGACTTCTCAGATACCTCAGACACCTCGGAAGTGCCATTGTGATCGACAAGGCTGCACTACTCGATTCAGCCAGGGTCCTCGCTCACGCCACTGTAGAAGTTCCCGGTGTAGGTGAGGTGGAGGTACGGGGACTGAGCAGAGCCGAGGTGGTTCAGATGCAGTCGTACGACTCCATTGATGAGATGGAGATAGCTAGTATCGCGGCAGGGTTGGCTGATCCTGTTCTTAGCGCTGAGGAGGTGACGCAATGGCGCTCTACTAAAGACTCGGCTGAAATCATGCCCGTCTCTGACAAAATCCTTGAACTTTCGGGTTTGCTCCCGGACCAGCAAGCAGAAGCAGAGCGTTCCTTTTGCCCTGAACCCGGAGACGGGTAACGACTTCATTCTCGCTCGCACCCTGGGCATGACCGTGACCCGAATGCGGGACGAGATGCCCAGTGAGGAGTACCAGCAGTGGATGGCGTGGTTTGCTTATGAACACGCCATGAGAGAGATGAAGGAGGTGTAGATGGCCAAGAAGGGCATGGTAGGCGGGGACACCATAAGGATCGAAGGGCTGCGTGAGCTGAGTCGTGCCCTGAAGGCCGTTCAAGCGGGTACCCAAAAGGAGATCGCCCAAGTCTTCAAGAGTGCTGCTGAGAAGGTGGCTACCACAGCACGCTCCAGGATCAATTCTCGCTCAGGGAAGCTAGCTGACTCTATTCGACCCTACGGTACTCAGCGTGCTGCTGGTGTTCGTATGGGTAAGCAGTCAGTACCGTATGCAGGACCATATGAGTTTGGTGGATACCCAGCGGGTCGGCCCTTCATAAAGGAGGGTCGGGCTATCTACCCTACGTTCCAGGAGCAGGAACCGATTGTGCGTAAGGACATAGAAAAAGGTTTGCGGGAAATTATCTTTAGAAACGGTCTGAGCTAATGGCCGCCGTCGTTAACTCAGAAAGCGACTGGGCCACGTCCCAGCGTAGACGTATGTCCGACCCCCAATACCGGGCCGACAGAAACGCCAAGAACGCTGAGTATCGAAGGATAAAGCGCCTGGGTGACCCGACGTGGCGGGAAAGAGAGAACGCCAGGCAGCGCAAGCGATATGCCGAGGACCCGGCTTACCGAGCACGCGCCCTCAATGCGAACGACCGTAAGACCCGTCAAGGTATGTGTCCTCAGGTCGATCAAGGCTGTGAGATTTGCGGGATTATCTTAGGCCGCTCTTTGCATTGGGACCACAATCACGAGACGGGCCAGTTCCGCGGGTGGTTATGTAACTCTTGTAATAATGGCCTGGGCAGATTCAAGGATCAACCGTTCCTACTTAGGGCTGCTGCGGACTATCTAGAGGGGGTGATCTAGTTGCCCGCTGTCGTGAATGTAGTATTCGCTGGGGACACGAAGAACCTGGATGCCGCCCATAGCCGGGCGCAGGGTGGTTTCGACAAGACCGAGGGCCGCTTCTCGAAGCTCAAGAAGCTGGGTGGTCCCCTCATGTTCGCCGGGGCCGCTATTGGCATCAAGGTGCTCAAAGATGCCTTCACAGGATTGAAGGAAGACGCTAAGGCCACTGCTGCCGTCAAGTCTTCTATCGAATCTATGGGCCGTACTGATATCAGCACCGACTCCATCAACAAGTGGGCTGGTGCTGTCCAACGTAGTACGGGTAAGAGTGCTGCGGATCTGAACGAGATGTCTGCTGTTATGGCGACATTCGGCAGTGTCACCGGTGACAACTTCACCAGGGCTAGTGACCTGGCTGTGGACATGAGTCAGAAGTTCGGCCAGGACTTGACCAGTTCTGCGACTCAACTCGGTAAGGCGTTGCAGGACCCGGTCAAGGGCGTGTCGGCACTGTCCCGAGTCGGAGTGTCGTTCAGCGAAGATCAAAAGAAAATGATTCAGTCGATGGTTGACTCTGGCGACGTGGCTGGCGCTCAGACACTCATCATGGATGAGCTACAGAAGCAGGTGGGGGGAGCCGCTGCTGCCTATGGTGACACCCTGCCCGGAAAGATTGACCGGGCCAAGGCAGCGTTTGGTGAGCTAACCAAGAAGGGTTTAGCTCAACTGATGCCAGCGATGGAGGCTGTCATCGGTTTTGGTATGAAATTGATGGACGCATTCGACCGTATGCCCGGTCCTGCCAAGGTAGCTATAGGAGCCATCGGCGGGATCACCGCGGCCCTGTGGGTGCTACATGCTCACCCCATCGTGGCCGCGGTATCCCTGCTGATTGGCGTGCTCATCTTCCTGGAGACCAAGTTTGGCCTGGTGTCCAAGGGCGCTGCCCTGGTGGGTAAGGCCTTCGATTGGCTGAAAGAGAATGTCGGCAGGGTCGTGGGAACGATGGTCACCAAGTTCTCCGAGTGGAGGGACAACGTCTCCAACGTCATCGGCGCAATCCAAGGCTTCTTTCGTCAGATGAAGGAGACCGCTATACAGGTCGCTCTCCAGATTGTCGATAAATTTCTCTGGTTTGCTGAGAGGATCATTGGTGCTGCTACCTATGCCTTTGGGTGGATTCCGGGCATTGGTCCGAAGCTTAGGGATGCCCAATCCAAGATCGCTGTGTTCCGGGATCAGACGAACGCCACCCTGGATACGCTCAGAGACAAGCAGATCAACGTCACCGTCAACCGTAAGGTCATTGAGAGATTCGAGGCACTGAGGGACAGGTTCGCTCGGGGTGACGGCCCAGGTGGTCCTACGGCTGCCAGAGGAGGAAAGGCCCTTGCTCGGGTCAACTCCATCATAGGAAAATACCCAGGCTTGCGGGTGACCAACAGCTACCGTAGTCCAGCCCGTAACCGTGCCGCTGGCGGATCACCTACGTCCTACCATATGGATGCCAACAATCCGGCTGTCGACATTGGTGGGCCTACCTACCAGCTCGACCGTTTCAATGCTGCATTAGGTGGGGGATGGCGTGAAAAGCTATGGAGGGTCAAGGGCCACTTCGACCACGTCCACGTAGCCCATGATGGTGGGGAGGTCTCTCCTAGCTGGCCGACCATTCCCGGTCTCAGGGCAGACGAGCGTCCTGCCGTGCTCCAGGTGGGTGAGACCGTCTCCAAACGGGGGGGGAGCGGTGGATCGGACACACCCATCATCATCAACCTTGACGGCAGGGAGATTGCTCGTGTCGTATCCCGCCATCAAGAGGGATTGGGTCGTAGGGGAGCGATGGCATGACCTGGGACCTCCAGGTCGAGGCTGCATTCGGGGTACCACTATTCGATGAGCCGACAGCGTGGACACGGCTCGACATCGACAACGGCGTCCGGTCACTCCGCTAC